TTGTCCCACTGCTCCATAATATCTTCAACTTTCATTAAACGACTTCCATATTTTGTGTAATACATAAAACCATACAGAATTGATTGCTGGTTCAACTATTGCAACTGCACCTGCTTCCCATAAACTTGCTCCTGTCATTATACTTACGACAGTCATAGCAATTATAATATGACCAACAAAGAAAATAATTGCAAGCCCAAGTGTACTTGTTCCTATTGAATTTCTAAATGCATTCAGAATTCCAACAGAAAATTCATTTTTTATCATTTTTCATTCTCAATTCAAATATTTTAATTAGATAATTACAGTATTGGGGATAGTTGATATACTTATTTATCTGTTCTACCAGATACTTCTTTGTCATAATTTTTTCGCAATGTCCTTAATTTTTTCTGTGGCATATCTCGTATAGAGACATGGAATAAATGCATGAACAACAGCTCTCCAGCAGATGCCCCATGACATCCATGCAAAGCCTATAGCCCGCTTGAAATGTTGCCAGCGTGATAGACCTTCGTAGTCCATATGATCTTTGCACATTTTACTAAACATTATAGCACCTTATGCGATAGTTGATAATTCGTATTTTCTATAGGCAAATGATACTTGCCCTTGCAGATATTCTATGTCCGTACCCGTTGTGTTAAATTCTAATGCGGCCAAATTAATTGGATAAGCATCAATGAATTTAACTTCAATATTAGGTTTGTACTGGGCTGTAGTAATAATTAGGCTTGCATCTGAATATTGCCTGTCTGTGCTTACAGCATTTGCTTTTAGTGTATTCTGTACGCTCTGTCTCTGTTGAAAATTATCTGGGTATCCCAGAGATACTAACCAATCGTAGATTTCACGAAAATTCTTTAGGTCTTCATCAATTTGAAAATTTAGATCAAGTTGTCCAAATGTGAGTTTGTCACCAGGAATAGGCAAGCGAATAAATGTATTATCTTGTTCTAGCTGACCCATACTAATATCTGGAATATTAGCAGATGTACAAAAATAGTTCACATGTGGAATTTTTTGAATCTGAAATCTAAAACCAGTTGGCGATAGAAAACTTAAATTGTTTGGTTGTGTACCTTGTAGAGCCATAGCAATATCTCCTTGCGTATATTTATACGCACAAAAAAAGGGAGGGCAAAAGCCCTCCCAAGTTCAGGTTGGTTGACCCAACTCTTATATTACATAAGGTTGGTAACCTTTGCGATACGGTAGTAGATGTTGCCATCGCCAGAACCAAGACGGGCAGCAATGCCGTTACCATCGTTAGTAGCGAATGGATTAGCAACAATACCATAGCGGGTCTTAAAGCCGATCTTCGGCTGGAAGGTGTTCTCACCAATTGCACGAACCATCTGTAGTGGAACGTATGGGCAGTAGAACAAACCAGCGTCAAATGAACTTGAGCCTTTGTAACCAATTGTGTAGTAGTTATTAGCTGCATCGGCAAAGTATGGGTCGATGTACACACGAATGCGGCCGTTAAGTACGCCAGCAAATGTGTTACCTGCATCGTCAACCTGAAGGTTGTTTGTAAGTGCAGGTGTGTAATCTAGAACGCCAGCCATCTGAAGTGCAGAAGCAACATCAGAAGAACAGATCATTACGTTACCCTTACCACGGCGAGTTGCCTTGGCTAGTTCGTTAGCATCACGCTCGATTTGGAACATAAGACCCTTGAACTTCTCAACTGACCAACGACCGTTTGAGTCGGTGTCAAGATCGAAAGTACCAGAAGTCGTTGTGTTCTTTGTAGCACCAGCAACAGCAGAGTAGTTGATTGTACGAACTACTTCACGGTTGATTTCAGCTAGGATCTCAGCAGAAAGAATGTTTGACAATTCTGTTTCTGCGTCAAGACCGTGAATTGCTTTAAGGTCTTGTGCAAGTTCCATTGTGTACTCAGCCTTTAGCGCACGGCTAACAGCAGTAACAGCAACTTTTTCAACTGAGAATGCCATCTCGTTGAAAGCGTTAGTGCTTGAGTCGCCAAGTGCTTCACCAAGTGCAGTTGACATACCAGTGTGTACAGTATAACCAGAACCAGATGCACGGTCAGCTGGGTCAGTACCGGCTTGGGTTGAACCCAACGCACCGTTAGCAACACCAAACTGATGAGCAGTGTTACCGGAAGCAAGAGCAGAGAAAGAAGTGTTTGCTTCGTTAAACATTGCTTCTGCGCCAGTTTGTGATGTAAAGCGTGAACGCATTGCAAAGATAAGTCCTGTTGGACCAGTCATTGGCTGAACGCCAGCGATATCATATGCAATTAGGTTCGGCATTGAGCGGCGAACAAGTGAGATAAGAACTGGATCGTAGATATCAACATTTCCAGCACTTGCTACAGATGAAGATGCTCCCATTGCGTTAGCAGGAGCGGCCTCACCGAGAAGTGTTGGAGCGTTGTAACCACCAGAACCTTGCATCTGCTCACGGGCAGACATTTCTTGGTTTTCTAGAAGTGTTGCAGTAACGGCTCTCTTATGGGCATCCTTGATTGGCTCAAGGTCGGTATGCTCAAGAACTGGCTGCCACTTCTTTTGAAGTTCATCAGATTGATACATTTTAGTTTCTCCTTTAGTAAACTATCAGCCTTTATAGACAATATTTATAAATTATTACTTTTTGATGCTTCTTGAAATGGCGTCTGTGTAAGCAGCCATAGAGCCTGTCACTTCAGTAGCCTCTTCTTCGATTTCAAGAGGTTCTTCATCAGTTGCATCATTCTCAACAACTTCTTCCGATGGGAAGTAGTTCTCTTTGATTGTCGCTAGTTTATCAGCATATGTGTCGGCATCATAGTCAACACCTTCTGCTAGTGACTTCATCTTTTCAATTTGTGAATCAGTTAGTCCTTCACAAACAACTGCAAGTTCCTTGTCTTTCTTCATTTCGACAAGTTCTTTTTTGATTTCGATGTTACGATCAACTTCTTCACTGACTGAAGCCTCAAGTTCTTCAACTTTACCGGCTAGTTCGTCTACTAGATCGACTTTCTCTTCTGGAATGTCAATGTAGTTTTCAGCGAATAGATTGCGTAAACCATGCATGAAGTTTTCAACGATTTCTGCACGGACACCCTTTTCAATAGCAAGTTCATTCTCTTTCATCCACTCTTCGGCGACATACTCAAGGTAGTCATCAAGTTTCGTGGAGAGATCCTCGACCATTGTTTCTTTTTCTGCATCAAGCTCTGAAGCCATTTCTACTGTAGCAGTGTCCAGAACTTCGTTTACCTTTGAAAGAACAGCGGCTTCAAAGATTGTCGTTGCGGACTCTTTGAATTCCTCAGAAAGTTCTTCTGAACCAAACAATGCAGTTACATCGGCTGATACGTCAATATCTTCTTTAGTAACTTTCTTGCTCTCTTTCTTCATCTTTTTCTTAGGATGCATACCTTCTTCGGCTTCTTCTTCATCATCACCATGCATAGCGTCCATCATTGGGCCATAAGCTGCCATAAGGTCATCTTTCTTCATATCTTTCATGGCGGCAGCCATAGCATTGATCATACCGATTTTTGTTTTCGGTGGTGTTGCTTTAGTTGCTATAGGCGCAGGTACCTCAGAATGTCCATCGTCAGCCTTCATCTCGTTAGCAGATTTCTTGGCTTCCTCAAGGTTCTCTTCTTCAGTAGCAACGTCCTCGACAACTTCCTGTGCTTCAAGGATAGCATCATCCTCTTGCGTTTCTAGTTCTTGATCGGACATTTGAGTCTCCTTTATCAGATAATTACTCATTTAATCTATATTTATAATATTACAATTTTGAGAGGAAATTCTCGAAAACTTTCAGTTTCACGCTCTCAAGTTCAGACTTGGAAGCCTTCTTGATCTCTGTTTCATAATCAGCAATCGTGGCTTCTCTGATTATGCCATTTTCCCAAACCCACTCTTTACTTTCCATGATGCCATTTACAAAAGCATCTGGTGCTGATGGGTCAGCAACAATGTCAGCGGCAGTTGCAAGATAGAAATCTTTTTGCACTTCTTGTGCGCCAGCTTTTCCAGCTTTAAGACTGCCCATACCACGACTTGATACTCCAAGTTGTGCGCCTTCGTCCATAAGAGACTTGACGATTGCACCATATGGAGTTTCAGTCATAATCTTTGCTTTACCCATGAAGTTAGAACCATCTTGTTTTAGTTCTGTAATCATGTGTGAAACTCTCTCAAGGTTGATTGTAGGACCCTGAGGATGACCTAGTTCGCCATAGGCACGTTTCTTTTCAACGTATTCTTTATTATATCTGGCAACTTCTGTAGCAAGGGTTTCTGCTGGATATACACGACCGTTGCGATTTTTGATATCACCTTGCATAAAGACACCTTCAATGAAGTACGACTTTTTGCCGCTATCGTCTTTTGCTTCTGTGATATAGTTAATGTCTTCGTTGACTTCGCAAATAAGTTTTAGGCTCATGTCGCAATCTCCGCTACTTTGGTTCCGAATACACCACTATTCGCAGTGATTGTATCTTGTGGCCGTTTCCTAACAGTTACAACTTCATTTGCATTTAGTCTAATAGATACTTGACTGCCAGGATAGTTACCATGTTGTCCATTTTCTTGTGGATCAGCAGTATTTGCTATTACAATAGTTCTAGCAGTACCATCGTTAGTGATACGAACAGCAGTGGCGTTATATACATTATTTGCGGCTGTCCCAAACGCAACAGTATTTGCAAGAACCTTAATAGCCATTACTTACCTCCTAATGCGATATCCATCATCTTCATAAAAGAATTTGGATCTTTTTCAACTGCATCGGCAAACTTTGCTTTTGTAGCATCATTCTTAATGCGTTTGTCGTGTGCATTTACCATTGCTGATGCAGTAGTAAGATCAATTCTCATTGTCTTACCATTAGCAAACTTTACTTTTTGCATCTGCTTATCTTTAACGATCTTTCTGAGGGTATCCATAACGCCTTCTTCTAGGTCTTCATCATCTTCGTCTTCATCATCTTCGTCCTCATCATCAGCTTCTTCTTTGATTGGCTTGACAGGCTTCTTTTCACCAGCGTCTTTACCTTTAGGTGTTGTTGGCTTAGTAGAACCCGTATGCACTTCATCATCGGCAGTTGGATGCGGCTCTGTCTCTTTTACATGAGCGTCATCAAAATCTTTCTCGCCTTTAGAGCGTGGCTTTAGTTGTTTTTCGTCATTCTTAGGCGTTTTTGCTGAAAGATCAGCGGCACTTGCCTCAACGAAAGTGCTAAACTTCTGAATCTTGGACATCATTATCCCCTTCGTCTGATACTTGTGCAGACATAAATTGAGATGCAACTTCTATACGCTTTAGTTCAATTGCATCAGCGACCTTATCAGCCATGATGTTATTGATAGCATTCTTAAATTCGGCAGTGTTACCGTCAACAGCGAACTCTACTGCATCTCTTGTTGTATAGTCTGACATATTAAATCTCCTGTAATTCTATTTATAATAAATTGCAATTAGATTAATTGAACTCATCATTATCAATTTCACCATCGCCTTCGTCTTCAATCTCTTGATTAATCTGTTCAATATCTTCTTCTGTCTGGCGTAGAACATTTTTCTGAATCCAAGCAGTAGAGAAATATTTACCAGTGTACTGATCAACATCTTGCAACAGACGTAATCTATTTTCAAGAACTTCAGAATCTTTTAGTTCTGCAAAATGATTATCTTCCATGAAATCATAATGAATATTATCCTGCATCTCTTTCCACTCTGCGGCTGTGATTACACCTTTGAGTAGTAGTTGACGCTCAAGAAGAATATGAAAAATTTCTGAGAAGCGTGTTCTTAGACGACCAACAAAGCGAGAGAACTTTAATTCATCTCTTGTGATCTCTGAAGCACGACCAAGATTGAAAGCACCATCTGCCTGTAATCTTGTTGTAGGAACATTCAATGCTTCATATAATTTGTTTTTGAAATAGTTTACATCGTCCATTTCGCCAAGATTCTGGCCACCAGGAAGAGTTGTAATCTCTGTGCCACGACCACCTTCTCTGCGAGGCAGCCAATAATCCTCAAGCATTGTAAGAAACTTACGATCATCTCTGACTTCGCCAGTGTTCGCATCATATACAAGTTTGTTCTTGTGCTTGACCATCATATCACGCAGATATTGCTCTGCTTTTGCTTTTGGTAAGTTACCAACATCAATGTAAAAGATTCTACGCTCTGGCGCCCGTGCCAAACGATAGATAACTGTGGCATCTTCTAACATACGCAACTGATTTAGTGGCTTCAGTGCTTTGTGAAGATACGATAATACTGTGTAATTTTTTGTATCTAGAAGGCCGCTGTTGCAATATGCAATCGAATCTGGTGCAATCTTTAAACCTTCACCCTCTGAAGTGATACCCTTTGACTGATAAATGTAAAATTCATCATAGCGTTTAGTTAGTGAAATCTCGCCAACTCTAGCCTTTTGATCACGTTTTTCTTTACGAACTTTTTTAATCTTACGAGGATCAATATGCCTTAGTTCTTTGATTCCCGCTCTTGGGTTCTTAATATCAATAACAATATGATAGAATAGTCTACCATCAACATACCAATTACGAAAGATATCATATGCTCTATAATTGAATTTCATTAACTTCAGAATATAATCAAATTCATCTCTAATTTTATCTTTGATCGCCGCCGATGCCTCAATGTCATCTAGCACAATCTCTACTGGTGCTTGATTATTGTCAGCAACGATTGCCTCATTAATGATATCGTCAACTGCTTTCTCAGCCTCAGGCTGTTGAGCCATCTCACGATACTTAGTAATGAGTTGTGATTCGTTTTTTACTGTATTTTCTAAGTCTACGGTTGTGCCAAACGCACCGCCCTCAGCTACAGTGATGCTTCCATCATCTTGCGCTGGTGGTACGAATGAAGGTAAATTGTCGAGTTGTGTCTCTTTCTCTTCTTTACCTATTTTGAAACCGAATAGATTTACTGCCATTACTTAATCCTCAATGAAAATGGGGGAGCGTCCAATACTATTTATGACGCCCCACCCAACATAATTAAAAAGCGGATTTAGATACCACCGGCGTTGCCAGTAGTTCCGCCAGATACTTCCCAATAATCGTACTGGAAAGTGACAGTGTATTCTTGAATACCTTCTGTTTCCCATGCTAGGTCGATGGTGCTAACCTCTGTTGGAAAAATACCAACAAAGTTATACTCCCTAAGAAGATCACCTGTTTGCGAATACTGAAGTACCTGAGCGTTTGCTTTGTACAATGATGGTGCTGAACCACCAGTATTTCTTAGGTTGCCTTGAAAAGAGTTAATTGAATTAGACCACTGTTCCATTGCATTGCGAATTGCAAAGTCTTCATCGTTGATGATCGTTGGTGCCCATTCTGCAAATGTTCTATTACCAGCAATCTTTACAGTGCGGCCGAAGTATGGAACTTCGACTACACCCAAAGTAGCGGCTGGAATCTGAGCGGCTTTGCAGAGAAAAGGTACCTGTACATCAGCGACACCGTTGATTGGGTTCGTGATTTGTACTTGGAACAATGAATTTCTAGCACCACCCGCTTTGAGGGCGCCTGAAAATTCGTTTACATTAAAAGCCATTGTCTTTTCTCCTGTCTACTTTATTTATGTTGCTCTGCCGACGATTTCAGAAAACTCAACGCCAGTTCTTACAGCAACAAAGTTCAACTGGATAAAGTTGATAGAACGAGCAGGTTTAACATAAATGTCACCCACAAATTCGTTATTATCAATGACTTGACCAGTGTTATTCGTTCCGTCACAGACAACTTGGAAGTCCGTGATACCACGGCGACCTTGTACATCTCTGAGGAATGGCTCAACTAGGTTCTTAAACTGTGACCGTGTGAACTCATCATTGAACTCAAAGAGAGTAAACTTGGACGCTGTACTAATTGCTTTCTCAAGTACGATAAACAATCTACGAACATTGATACGATCAAATGCGCTTGGCTGTGCAAGCATTGTCTTATCACCGAATAGAACTGTACCCTGACCTGGGAATGTCACGACAGGATTGATGCCCTTCTTGTAAAGTTCATCTCTATCAGCCTTGCTTGGATTATAAGCGAGTTTGATAACATTCTTGACATTACCACGATTGAAACCTGCAGGACTGAACCATGGATCTCTTGTCAAGTCTGTTTGTACCATTAGACCAGCAGTGTCGCCGTTTAGTGGAACATAACGATAGATATCGTTGTATTTATCATACTGATATTTCCAGCCTGAATCCATGACTGCATATGAGGATGATGGTAGACCATCTCTAAATGCAATAACATCAGCCACTTCTTTACCTTCGTAACCGTTGTTGTTTACAACATCGGCTCTTTCTGGTGAGATAACAGCGACACAATCTTTACGGTGTTCAGCAATATTGTTGATAATATGTGTAGCAACAGTGGAACTTGAGCCTGAGCCAAGAACCAATGAAACATCTACAGTATCAGCATCTTTAAATTTATTGTAAGCAGTAATATATGCGCCATCGCTGGCAGAACCATCTTTACCTTTTGTCATGCTGTTTGTTATTGGCAAATCATTACCTGGGTAATTCGTGCCTAGTCGAGCATTTGTACCCGCTTTTGAAGCATTTGAGTTGTGGGCACCAAACCATACCCATGCAGATTGCTCATTAATAACATCTTTGTAGTATAGACCGGCACCCTGTTCGTCTTTAGCATCTGGCGCCATTGAAACATTTTCATATGTCTCAATTAATGAACTAGACTGACCTGTGATGACACCATCTTCATCAACAATAGCAACATGCAGTGCGTCTCCTTGAGCGTTTACTGTGTTAGCAAATGTTGTAGTTGTTGGTGCCCGATCAAAGTTCGGATAGAACTCCCACTGACGAGTCAATGATGGTGCATAGTTAGAAACTGTGTTACCGCCATATGCTGTTGACAGTGTAATTGTGTTACCAGAAAGAACGGATACTTTACGAGCCTCTCTGTCTGGTCCAAGCAAAATTCTGTCACCAACAACAAACTGTGTCTCTGTGTTAGAAGTGCCTTGTCCGTCACCAGCAAGTGTGACAGTCTTTGAATTGTTTGTAGCATAGTAGTTAGTTGTAACCGAACTCTCCCATGCATTCGCATTGTGACATACTGAAACTTTCAAAGAATTGCCAATGTCGCCAGGATATTTTGCTACCCAATCGCCATGACCACTTGAATGTGCGTATGTTTCATTATAGTAATCTTCATTACTAATATAAGCGCCTGTGCCACCAGTTGTCGCATTGTTAGCACTTGTAACAGCACGACTTACAAATAGCGAATTGCCATATGCAAGAAAGTTGGCAGCCGTAAAAAAGTCATCAGCGGTATTTGCATTAGGTTTATTAAAGACAGTTACAAGATTGTCTTCAGTACTAACTAGGACACGCTGATCAACTGGGCCCCACTTAAAGTGTCCTGCGAGGGCACCGGTGGTTGTTGATACGGCAGGCACCACCGTAGTGAGATCAATCTCACTGACATTTACTCCTGGTGATACTTGAAAAGCCATTTTTTCATCTCCTTCTAAGAATATTCAAAATAATCTCTGATTTACTCAATATTTATAAAAACGAGTGTTTAGAACCATGTATCACGATTTCCAGAGTTTATGTACTCTTGTATGTCCTCTGGGCCGTTTAAAACGCCCTCTTCTGGATGTCCATCATCTAGTATTCCAAACGGTAACTGCTCATCCTCGAGCATTTTTATTTTATCTTCGTACATTTTTTGTCTGATATCAACATTTGTTATATCCTTAAAGTATGGCTGTCTTACTAGCCATGAGAACAAAACGCATGTCATCACCAAATCATCATGTGAACCTTCTTCTGCTTGATATGATACACCCTTACCAATGAATGAAGATAATTCCGATATAAGATCCATATCTTCGATAATTAGTTTGTCGTTCTCAATCAAGTCTTTTAGATTAGAACAGCCAATTCTTTTTACTGGCTTTGTTGTTCTAACACCAAACTGTACATTTGATGAGAATCCTCCACTGACTACTTGTCCTGCTCTACCTTTATTTGCTGTAGATATTAGATTCTCATATTCCAAGTCATTATGCATAATATCTGCAACCTGGCCGCCGATATCATTAACTTCTATAAGAACAAAGGCTTCATTATATAGTCTTGCGATAGTGTGTATATAGTTTGGATATAGCAGTGGTGAAATATCTTTACTACGAAATTTTGCACATAATTTATATGGCACCTCTGAAGCATCAAATACTGTAAATGCTGAGTAGTCTTGTCCTACACCTCTTGATACATCACACACTGCAACATATATGCGATCTGCTCTTGGTTCGACATAGATATCAGCACCGTTATAATTTCTTAAAGGCCTCTTAAATGCAAGTTGTCGTAGTTTTGTGGGATGAATTAGAGTATTGGCCGATCCTAAGAAATTACATTCAAATTCTTGATTGAATTGCTCTTCACTGGTGTTAGCAATGGTTTCTTCTTTCCATTTCTCATCACGGCCAGGGACTGATGACCAATGTATTTCGATTGGTATGTATTTACTATTACCCTCTTCAGCATCAGTCCACATCTTGTAGAAATGATTCATACCATTCGGTGTAGAAACGATAATGACTTTTGAAGTAGCACCAGATGAAATTGTCGGGTAAACTGAACTAAAAAATTCTTCAGCAAGATTGTTGCCAATAAATGCAAACTCGTCCAAGAAAATAAGATTGTATGATCCACCACGAATAGCAGATGATGACGTTGCCGCCGCTACAACTTTAGACCCGTTCTCTAGTTCGATATTACCCTTGTTCCAAACAACAACTCCCTGTTGTAGCCACTTAGGGAGATATTCATATGCGAGGGTAATTTTGCCTAGAAGTTCTCTAGCCAATGAGCCTTTGTTAGCAAGAATAGCCACATTCTGCTGGTCTTTGAAAAGAATTTCGTGTAGGATATATGCTGTTGTCGTGGTAGATTTGCCTGACTGCCTAGGCAGTTTGCATATCGAAAATCTGTTTGCACTAAAAGTGCGAACCATCTCTTCTTGAAAATCATACATTTCAAAAGGTATAAGACCCTTGTCTACATTTACAATCTTTACATATTGTCTTGCAAAGTAGACTGGATCTTTCATACACTTCAGATATTCTTCTACCTGATCTTTTGTAAATTCTACAGGTACATCCGCTTTTTTAAGATTTGGATTACCTAGATAGGTCTCAGCCATTCAAATTCACAAACTCACGATTTTTTAGATGAGCCTCTTTTATATTATCTTTAGACTGGCCATAGTAAGGAACTGCATGATATTTCTCAATCATATATTCATTGACTGTTTGATCAGCATAATTTGTAGTTCTTCTAAGTGATCCTAGAATACGACCAAATTTACCCTTTGCATCATATTCATTACATTCAAGAATCATCCATTCATCATCACACATGCCTTTTAGAAATTCTTTGGCAGCCAAGCCATAGACCTTTTCTTCTTTATCTCTAGTGCGTGATTCGGGAGTGTCGATACCGTAAAGACGAACTCTCTCATCTTTTAGCCAAATGCCAAAACCAAGATCCAGATCAATGTCAACTGTATCACCGTCAATAACTTTTACAACTTTACATCTATATGAATACATCATCTTACCTATTTACTGTGTGGTGGCATCTTTGATTCTATAAACCAGACATGCTGCCTTTTGCCTGGATGATATTTTCTCATACGCAACTTTACACCATTGCGAATCTGATTCATTGTTTTTGGATGTACAAAATGATAACTAGCATTTGCTCTTTGTTCGCCTTCAGGAATCATCCATACTTTATCATTACGATTTTTCTTTGCCATTATCTTGCTTTACCTTGTCCACGGTATTTCTTATAACTTGCTCTCTTTTTCTTATTCATCTTGGTAAGAGAGAGCATACCTCTACCGATTGATGTTTTTACTTTTGTGGGTTCCCATGCTTTGGTTGTACCCATCATACTTTTAGCCATCTTCATTTCTCCCATTAACTAATTTTTGCAATTCGGCAGTGCTACCAACAAACAAAGCGTTTGTTACGTTCTGCGGTTTTTCTGCCTCTTCAGTTTTTTTCAAGTCTTTGACCTTCTTCTGTATATCTAGCAGGTCTTTATTTGCATCAACTAGAGTTTTAGTGAGTTGAGATACCACTTCAAACGCTCTAGGATGCTCACTGGCTTTAGCCAATTCTATAAGTGTGTCGAGAGCCTCCGAGCCTTTCTCTATAACACCGTATAGATTTTCTCTGGCATATTTGTAGTCTAAGTCTATGTCTTGAGTATCAGTTTTAGCAAGTTCAGAAAGAACTTCTTTGTCTCTTTCCATAATATCTTCCATCACTTCAAACTGACTTTCAACATTCAATGTTTTATCTAGTCCGTCAGCAACATTATTTTTCATTTTATCTTATAACCGTTGAGAAGTTATTCCCTGTAAAAAAGTTTTCAGTATCAAATGCAAAGCCATAAGCAGAGTTAGCATTGATTTGGCTTCTGTCTACGCTTGCCGCTGAATTTGCAGTAGCAACACCAGCCGCAGTTTGCCCTGGTGTAAGTGTGATACGCTCTTGTTCAAAGTCTGTTGTGCTTACAAGTGTATTACTACTAGGAATGTGAAAGTCAACCTTAGTTCTTGTGATGACCCCTTTATTTGTCACAGGCCCATAAATATAACCTTTGACTGTGAAATTGAAAGTATAGATGATAGCCCTACGACTTTGAAAGTCTGCTTCATATGTATCTTCAATCGTCATGCCCTGCAATACTGTAGGCACGTCAACATAGACACCTAGAGATGGTACAATCTTGACTGAGTTTGTCCACTCTGGGCGAAAGTAAGGCAAAATCTGTTCTACGACTTGTACAGCATCTTCTTGATTTGCAAACATGCCGTATAGTGACATATCAATATTGTATGGCGCTGGCGCCCAACCAGACCGCAAAGAATTATTGCCAGACCCAACAGATGTTAAACGATTTTGCCTGTTCATTTGTCTTGTAGAATCGTAATTAAATCCAGTGATTTCAAACGCAAGTCTAGGTAATACTACTGCGACTTCTCTTGTGATATCTGGGTTTTGTCTAAGTCTTGCAAGAAACTTTTCTTTAGGACCATATGCAATAGGCACACGGAGAGTCTGTGTAGCATCACCAGCATTATTATAGCGAGTTACATCTATATCATTGAACATATTACCGAACATGATGATATACTTACGAATAGCACTATGATAGTCACTGTTACCAAACATTACCAGTCACTCCCTTCACTGAACGGATTTTGTTCAGAGAAATCAAGAAATGCTCCGAGTGATCCTGATGATGTTGTTTCAGTTTGAATATATTCATTATTTGCTGTAGTGACAATAGAATCTATTCTATAATCTTCTGCTACCATAGCATCGCCAGTTTCAAAAACGAGGACATTGCCCGCTTCATCTAAGATGCTAAAGTCTTGCATTACTGTTGAATGTGTTGTCTGAATATCATCAATGACATCAATACCAGTGTCAAGTTCTTCATGTGAATATTCAAACAATTCACACTTCAGATCATACATTGCAAGTTCGCCCATCTGATAGAAAACAGATTCGTCCTCTACGAATTTGATCTCAAACAGGCCTCCCGTGAGTGGTAGGTATATAAGATCGCCTTCTAGAGGTCTTGTTGCTTCATCGCCATCTTCTTGTGCAATCATATCTTTGGCAATCATTTCATCGCCAAATCTTCTCTTTGAGATAGTGAATGTGATTTCGTCACGAATCTCTACATTAAATTTTGAAAGAAAGTCGCCTTCCCCCTCAAAGCCTTCAACATTTTTGATATACATTTCTAATTCATAGGCATCATCAAACTTTGATAGAACATCTTCGCCAAAAAGATTATCTTCTTTTATGAGTGTTCTAGGAAGGTAAAAGCAATCATAGCCATACATCTTGATAGACTCAATAATCAAGTCCTCAATTAATGTTTGCTGGCCTAGATGACCAAAATTGTTAAAGAAGAGATTTGTTGCCATTTATCACTATCCGATCATATCCATTACAGGCATAGAGAACTTAGAAACGATTTCTTCTTCTAGTCTCTTGATTTCTTCATCTGCTTCAGACCAGATTTGCTGGCCATTAAATGTTATACCACCGGGAAGTTGCATGCCCTCAAACTTCTTCATGTTCTCGCCCCATTGACGCTTGAAGAGTTGTGTGCAATATTGTCTTAGCCAGTAGTCACCCCATACCTGCGTATATGTATTAGGGTCAATAACACGATATGCTTCAACGATTAGATATTCTCCTTCGGTCACTCTTGTTTCCCAGTCCATATCAATAAACAGTCTATCCATATGTCTTGAAAAGCGTAGTGGTTGCTTACCAACAAAAATTTCTTCCATTAGAGCAATTCGCTCCATAGATGACACATAGTTTTGGAATTGTCCGTGGGCGAAATCGTATATTTCGTTGAGTGTGATCTGATATCTTAAATTAAATAGGTTGTTTGAATTAAGTCCTGTACCAACAGGAAATAAATTTATGATGCCAGTGATTGTAGTTGGAATTGAAATATATTCATTTGTGATATCTGATGCAGTGACTTGATGCTTTAGAAATGTTCTCTCTGTGCCATCAAAATGATAGTCACGATAAAACTCTAGGGCATCATCAATGCGATCCTGCATCTGATCTTCATCAACATTAATTTCAACTACCGGCGAACCTAGCCTGCGTAAGCAGTAATTTTTTAGTTCTGTGCGTGAACGTGGATTTGCCATAGTAATAGTTCCAGAATAGTTGGTTTCTTATACTATTTATAATATCTGAACTACAGCCTTTTATTTAAATTTAGGCCCTTCAATCCAAGATACTAGGGAACGCCTTACACCTTTTGTTACGGGTGTAACACGATGAGGAAGAAATGATGGAAAAAGAAAAACAGAACCCTTAGTTCTAAATCCCTCAGGTTGAGGATATTGTCTGTCTAACTCAAAATCTCCACCTTCATACTCTGAAGGATCAGTAAGTTGTATAACTATGCTCAATTTTCTATCTGTCATTCTTGGATTTGCCCAAAAAGTATCAATATGCCAGTCATATTTTCCCTGACTAACCGCTTCATATTTTGTATATTGAATATCACGAATAAGAGAAATATCAAAACCAAACGCATTTCTATTTCCCTCACATGCATATTCCCAAATCATTTCTGAGATGAATTTGCTATTGGGTCTCTGTCTATCAATCCATCTGACTTCACTACTTCTAAACTTGTCTTTATCATTATCTGTAGAACCGTCAAATCCTATATTTGCTATCTCTGATGGATATGTTTCACATTCTTTAATTATTGAATCTATTCCAGAATCAGAAATAGCACCTTGCCAAAACTGCCATAGTTGAATCATACTTTTTTCCTCATATCATGTTATATAACATATTTTATGGTACCATAATATATATAAAAAAAGTGGCAGCCTATTTCTAGACCGCCACTTTGCTACTTGATTGTTTGTTAGACTATTAGCCTTTTAATTCGTCAATCTCAGCCTTAAGTTCTTTGATTGCCTCAATAAGTAGAGGTACAAGTTTTTCATATGAGACTGTAATATAATCTAGGTTCTTATCGGCATGCTCTGGAGCATCATTGATAGGCGCAGGTGATACAACTTCAGGAAGAACTGATTGAACTTCCTGGGCGCTTACACCAACTTGTCTATCGTCATTGTCGTAGCCAAGGTCTTTAGCGGCTTCGTTTTCAGTGAAGTAGTAACCATTAAGGGCGGCAACTTTATCCATTGCGCTATCAATTTTGCCTGAGAAATCTTTAAGTCTAGCATCTGAATAGTAAGCAGTGATGTTGTTGGTTGCACGAATTTCACCAGCAGTTCCAGAGGCGGCAGTACCAACACCAAGTGAATTTACCTGTGCATCAGAACCTGTGCTAAAGCCACCGGCTGGCCCTGTTGGGCCTGTAGGACCTGTTGGACCAGTAGAACCGTTTGAACCCGCTGGACCAGTTGGACCAGTTGGACCAGTAGAACCGTTTGAACCCGCTGGACCAGTTGGACCAGTTGGACCTACGAGAGCGGCGTTTGCGATAGTTGCTTTACGCATTGCACCGGCTGTAACGTCATACACTGCAATTGTATCATTAGATGCAATTGAGTTTTCGTTTGTTAGGCTATCAACATCTAGGGCAAGTGTGTGAGAGATACCTTCACCTGATGTTGCACCAGACGATGTGATACCAGTTCCACCAGTTACTGTTCCTACATAGTTACCGCTTGTATCAGTACCAAGAACTACATCGTTATTGTAAGTAGTAGAGATAGAAACTGCATTAGCAGAGAATGATGCTGAACCAGTAACATCACCAGTCAAGGTCACAGATGCAGTAGCACCTAGTTTCTGACCAATGTTTGTTGCGACTGTTGTTGAGAATGAAGCATCGTCACCAAGAGCGGCAGCAAGTTCATTCAATGTGTCTAGTGCGGCTGGTGCAGAGTCTACGATATTTGCTACAGCGGTATCAACATATGTCTTACTTGCGGCATCTGTTGCGGCAGATACAGTGTCAACACCTTGAATACGACCTGTGCCTGATAAAGTGATATCACCACCACCAACTGTCAAGTCACCAGCGAGTGTGATATTATCAGTAAGTTTGTTGCCATCAACTGAGTCATTGGCAATTGTTGTTGCTACTGATACTGCATTAGTAGAAAATGCTGTGGCCGATGCTGTTACATCGCCTGTTAGTGCTACTGTAGCACCAGCACCAAGTCTAGCATTAGCAAGAGTGACAGTGTTAGCAACTTGCATACGATCATTGACACTTGTTGTCAATGTTGTGAAACGTGGCTCTGAGTTAGCAATATAAGAATTTAGATTTGCAGTAACGCTAGTATGTAAAGCCTGTGTATTAGCGACTGTCATATAGCCAGCAACTTCTACTGTCAAGTTTGCAGTAGATACCACGTTAGCGACAAGACCACTGAATAGAGCTTGCGTGTTTGCGACTGTCATATAGTTGTTGAGTTGTGTAGAACTAGCACCAATAACATGACCACCCTGTGTACTACCATCATGTACACGGAGTTGGTTAGTGGTTGTGTCCATTGTTACTTCGCCTTCAGCACCAGTGAAAACGTCTTGAGCGGCAGTATTTCCGCGGCGTAATTGTAGTTGAGTTGCCATTTTTCTCTCTTCTAGTTAGTTTATCTAAACTTTTTTTAATTATTATAGGTTCTTATTTAAGTCAAAGCCAAAACATATTGAATGTCGGCCATTTTCTGTAGAGTACTGTACTAACCACTTCTACTACATTATACAAATTGTTTAACATTTATTAACTTATGATTGCTGTTATTTAGCTTCTAGTGTCGCAATACGGGCTTCTAATTCTTGTATAGTCTTAACAAGTAATGGGACGAGTTTGGACTGGTCAATGCCCTGCATTACAGGAATAGTATTGCCATCGTCATCGAGTTTGTTGTCGCCAACCGAAACGCCGTCTGGCAGTTCTTCACCGTCTTTCCAAACTTCAACTTCATCCATAGTTCCGGTTACAGATTCGGGGACAACCGCCTGTGCCTCATGTGCTAAGAAGCCATCGACTGTGGTATCTGAGTCAGCGATAAAGTTAAAACGTGCTGGCTTAAGTTGCTTGAGGCGGGTTGTAGCATCCCAATCATAAGTTACGTTTTCTTTTAGGCGATAGTCTGATGATGTGACGTAACTTATACCGCTTGTGCCGTTTTGTGAAATGCCACCGATGGTAGTGCCATTGTATCTAAATACATAATACGAATAACCAGTACCAGCACCTGACGCATGATCCATTATTGCATATGCACCCCCAGAAACTGGTATTAAGTTCCAATAAGAGTTTGAGTTATTAAAACCAATTTTTACGCTGGTGCTGCTGTCGATGCGCATAGCCTCTGAACCATCGACATAGAAACCCATTAGACTGTTCGCAACCTCTCCATCATTATCTGAATAAAATCGCAAGTTGCCATCACTTGCGTCAATCGTGCCATCGCCACTTGTGTCGTTGTCAGTCAGGTGCAATGTCGGTGAGCCAGACGTTTTCGTAATCCTGACTTCATCAGCCGTCATAGTGCCAGTGACATCCACGCCTGTGGCTGTGGTGGCGAGTTTAGCACCCCCATTGTGATAAGCAGTTAAACTTCCACCATCTGTCATTGCCAGATAGTATTTATTTGCAGCCGAATTAAGAAACTCAATGCTAGTACCAAGAACATTGAGATTCCCAGTGCCTTGTTCACTTATATATGAGTTAGAACCATCGTGATAAATCTGCAAATCCGAAGCATTTCCGAAGATGGCCTTGCCATTGTCAGCAAATGTTGCATTGCCTGTTACGTCAATGCCAGTGCTACTTGTGTTCAACTTCATAGAACCGCCAT